CCCTTAGAAGTTTTTCTAATCTCAGAAAGACAGTTAGGGCAGGTAATCGCTGTCCGTTCGTCTAGCCGTGGAGCTTCAGCACCAGCGAAGAAGTCTTCGGGAAGTTCCGCCGGATTGAGTTTTACGAAACCGAAGTCTTCGATTACGAAGTTAGCTTCCTCTAGTTCGAGCAACTGACTAGCTAGGACTTCAGGCGACCAAGTTGCTAGTTCGGCGGTTCGGTTATCCGCTAGAGCGAAGGCTTTAGTCTGCTCCGGTGTCCAATCGCCCGGGACTCGAACGGCGTCAATCTTCAACCAGCCCAAACGCTTCGCCGCTTCTACGGTTCCGTTCCCGGCGACGATTACGCCCGCTTCGGTTATGACGATTGGCTTGCGCTGCCCGAACTGATTCAGCGAACCTTGAATCGCCTTTAGGTTCTTTTCGTCGTGTTGCCTAGCGTTAGCCGGGTCGGGCGTTAGGTCTTTGATTTGTAGGGTTTCGATTTTCATTCTTGCGCCTTTCTAGGCTTCTAGAGTAGCACCAGAAAACCAACTAATTTCGCGGGTGGCTACGAAGGAAAAAAATTAGACGCCATAATCCAAGACCCTCCATATGGAGTTCTTGCGGTTGAATGGGATAGACCCCTAAGCCAAACAGACCTAGATATCGCACTAGCCAATTCAAACGGCCCGGTCTTTATGTTCAACGCAACAAAGCCAAACCTAATCGCGGGAGTTCTCTCTTTGACCCCGCAAGCTGATCGAGTTATGGTCTGGAGAATGACCGCAGGAATTACAGGTAAAGGCGGACTCTTCTGGACGTGGCAACCCGTCTTCGTATGGAACGCAACTAGAAAGCTAATCGGTTGGGACTCAATAGAGTTCGAAAGCGCAGCACCCGATAGAACTGGACAACGCCTAACCCAAAAGCCCATAGGCCTAATAAGAAAATACATAAGTTTAATTCCCGACTTGGAAACAGTAGGGGACTTCTTCTTAGGTTCCGGAACTACTTTGTTAGCGGCGGAGCTGGAAGGTAAGTCTTGTTTCGGCGTGGAATACTCTCCCGAGTTTTGCGACGTTGTTCTAGACCGCTGGGAGAAAATGACCGAACGAACCGCGAAGCTAGTTTCCAAGCCCCTCTAGGGGATTGGGAGAAACTCAAAAAATTTTTAAGTTTGCGAAAGAAGCCTAATGCCAGCCGGACGACCAACTAAACCCGCAGAGATAAAGCGATTGACTGGCAACCCCGGCAAGCGCGCCCTGCCCGAGCAATCGGCAATAATGCTGATTCCGCAAGCAAGCCATACTCCAGAACCCGCTAGACCACTTCTAAAATACGGTCAGGAGCTTTGGAACCGGGTTTGGGAATCTGGCATAAATTGGATAAGCCCGAACACCGATCTAGAAATTCTTCTTATGACCTGCGAGCTAATAGACGAACGCTGGAATCTCCGAGTGCGTGTAATGACGGACAACAACCCGAAAGACCGCCGGGGACTGCGAGAGATTGACCGCCAGATAGTTTCTAACTTAGGGCTTCTTGGATTCACTCCCTCCGACCGCTCCCGTTTAGGCGTGGCAGAAGTAAAGAAAATGAGCAAGCTGGAAGAGCTAATGGCGAAGAAAGCTAACCGTGAATAGTTGGCCCCCGCTTTGGCTAACTCCAGTTCCGCAAGAAGCTATCGATCAAGGCGACGGAGAAATAGCAATCGAGTTTTCAGAAACCTTCGGGACAATCGGTAAGGACGGAATCGCTGGAAAGGTTGGCGACGCTCTAAAGCTACGCGACTGGCAGAAACAACTAATCCGACACGTTTACGCCCGGGATAAAAACGGCGGGCTTCTTGCGCGAACTGCTCTTATAGGGCAACCGCGTAAAACAGGAAAATCCGCGCTTGCTTCGATTAGCTTTGCTCTCTATTCCCTACTAGCTGAAGGCGTAGACGGTGGAGAAGTATATTCAATCGCCGCGGAAAAAGAACAAGCAAGAATCGTATTCGGTGAAGCTAAAAGAATTGTTGAATCTACCGAGCTATCCGAAATGGTCAAGGTCTACCGCGACGCATTATTCGTTCCAGAAACCAATTCCGTCTATCGAGTTCTTTCCGCTGAAGCTTATTCGAAAGAAGGATACAACCCGCACCGCGTAATCGCAGACGAACTTCACGCGCATAAAGACCGCTCACTCTTTGACGTTATGAGTTTGGCTATGGGAAACCGTGGAAGTATTGCGCAGATAATCGCAGTAACAACAGCGGGAGTAAAAAAAGATATGACGGGCGGCGACTCTATCGCTTACAACTTGTTCCAGTATGGTCAGAAGGTTTCACGCGGAGAAGTAAAAGACCCGTCTTTTTTTATGGCTTGGTGGGCAGCACCGGACGAAGCCGATCACCGCGACCCGAAGGTATGGGAAAAAGCCAACCCGGGTTTCGACGACTTGGTAGATTCGGCAGACTTTGAAAGCGCAATAAGACGGACACCCGAAGCGGAGTTCAGAACTAAGCGTTTGAACCAATGGGTAAGCTCTCAGACCGCTTGGCTCCCGGCTGGAAGTTGGGACGAACTAAAGACCGAACGAGAGCCTAGCCCCGACGACGAAATAATCTTGGGCTTCGACGGCTCATTCTCCGGCGACTGTACCGTTCTTGTTGCGTGTACCATTCCAAAAACCGAAGACGAAAAACCTTTTCTTTGGCTTGTAAAAGAATGGGAAAAAGACCTAACAATCCACGACGACCAATGGAGAGTAGATATCCAAGAAGTCGAGGAAACGATTATGAACTTTATTCGCGACTATCCAAAAACTAGAGAAGTAGCCTGCGACCCTTTTCGGTGGCAGCGATCTATGGAAGTTCTAGCAGACCGCGGAATCCCTATTGTTGAATGGCCTTCCACTTCCCCGAAGCGAATGGTTCAAGCTTGCGCCAAGTTCTATGACGCCGTAACAGGTGGCAAGGTGGAACAAGACGGAAGCCCGGTTCTAGCTCGACACTTAGACAACGCCGTTACCAAAATTGACAACTTGGGAATCCGAATTGTAAAAGAAAACCGTAATTCACCGCGCAAGATTGACGCAGCGGTAGCCGCCGTTATTGCCTTTGATAGAGCCGTAAGTAGTAGAATGGAAGAAATGGTTCCCGACTTCTTTTTCTAAGGGTGAAAATGGCAACAGTAATTCAAATAATGGGAACCGCGCTAGTCGTTGCGGGTATAGCCCTTATCTCAATTCCCGTTTCTCTTATTGTCGCTGGAGCAGCGGCGGTCTTCTTTGGAATTGCTTTGGAGCGTAAGTAATGCTAAATAACCTTTTTGAAAAAAGGGCAATAAGCTTTCAAACCCTATGGGGAGCTGGGGACGATCTAGCAGAGCTGAATCAGTCTGGAACTATTGTCAATTCAGAAACCGCGTTCAAGATTACAGCGTTGTATTCTGCGGTATCTTTGATATCGGACACTATCTCGACCCTACCCCTAGACGCTTTTATTCGACGCGACGGCGCACGTTATCCATTCCGTCCGCGCCCAGCTTGGGTAAGCAAACCCGATCTAGACCAACAGCCTTCGGCATTCTGGCAATCCGTTATCGTTTCTCTCCTAATTGACGGAAACGCATTCGTAAGAATCTTCCGCTCCGGCGGGCAGGTTGTAAACCTAGTCCCGCTAAACCCGTTGAAGGTTCAAATAAAGCGCAACGGTATCGGACGCGTAATGTTCGAGGTTCAAGGGGAGAAGAATCTTCTTAGCTCCGAAGACGTTATTTTTATCGCAGACTTAGTTCGCCCGGGTGATATTCGCGGAATGGCTAGAGTCGAAGCTCTCAAAGACAACTTCGGTTTATCTATTGCTCTAGAGTCTTACGCAGCTAGATTCTTTTCTAACAGCGCAACCCCGCAGGGAATTATTACTTTTCCCGGGAATCTTTCGGGAGAGCAAGCCGAAAACCTACGCCGTAATTTTGACGCCGCTCACCGTGGACTAAAGCGTTCGCACAAGACCGGAGTTCTTTCCGGTGGAGCCGATTGGAAGGTTACGGGAGTAGACCCGGAGCAAAGTCAGCTAGAAATGTCTAGACGTTTAGCAGTCGAAGACGTGGCCCGAGCGTTCAATATTCCAAACCATATGCTAGGCGTTCAAGGTTCAACGGCCTACGCTTCCGTGGAACAAGACTCTATCTTCTTCGTTCAACACACTCTTCGCCCGATCGTCCAGAAACTAGAAACCGCATTCAGCCCGCTTCTAAACGAAGTTCCGGGCGGAGAACTAGCATTCCTAAGATTCAACCTAGACGGACTTCTTCGCGGAGATTCTCAGGCCAGAGCTAACGCTTATTCAATCGGACTTCAAGCGGGATACTATACCGTGAACGATATCCGCAGACTAGAAGACCTTATCCCAATGACCGAAACCGTAGCGGACGAAGTTCGTGTACCACTAGCTAACGTAGCTATCGCAGATTCTCGAATCGCTACCGAAGACAAAAAGGTAGCTATGGCCCAGAAGCTAGTTCTAGCAGGATACGACCCAAAGGCGGTTCTCGAAGCTCTAGGACTTCCACCTATTCCACACACCGGAATTCCAAGCACCCAACTTCAAGCCGTCGCGCAAATTGACCCGTTGAATCCGAAAGACGTCTACGAGGTCGAGTAATGGAAGAAAGAGAACTCCCCGACAATTACCGCCCGGCACTATCTCCAGACGTTCCAGAAGGTAGAGCCTGCGGAAATTGTTTCTTCTATGACGAAACCCGACTAAACCAAGACGGAAATAAAGCTTGGTGCGAGCGTTGGGACGCTTTCGTGGACGGCGGATATTACTGTAATGCTTGGCAACCTAACGAAGAAGATAGGGCAGCGCCCGACGCATTAGAAGTTGGAGATTCGGTTTCTTGGAATTCTTCAGGGGGAAGAGCGCGTGGAGTAATTGAAAGAATCGAACGGGACGGAACTATAAACGTTCCAAATAGCGACTTCACAATTACTGGAACCGAAGACGACCCTGCCGCTTTGATTCGTGTTTACCGCCCGGGCGAAGAAGGCTTAGAGCCTACCGAAACTTTAGTTGCGCATAAATTCAGCACTCTAACAAAGATTGAAGAGCTAGAAAACCGCGCGGTAAATCTAACGCCGCCAGCATATATGAGAGCGGCCGCTAGGCGTGGACTTGAATACTACGCAGAAGGTTTAGCCGGGGACGGCCTTGTAGATCGAACCGTAAGGGAAGCGCGGGCTATGGCAGAAGGAAACGTTACCGCGGACAAGTGGGTAAGAATTGCCGCTTGGATTGCTAGACACTTGGGCGACCTAGATTCTCCAGACGCTAATCCTTCTTCCGAAAACTATCCTTCCGCTGGAGTTGTTGCTCACCTTCTTTGGGGAAGTGGCCCTAGCAAAGCTTCAGCTAACCGCACAATGAAATATGCGGAAGGCGTCGTTGCTAGACTAGAAGAAGAAAATCGCGCAACCATAAGTCAGGAAAGCGAACAAATGGCAAAGATTGAAAAGCGGACTAACGAAGTAAAGTTCGAACTAAGGGCCGTTGAAGGTGAAGACGGAATGACCTTTACCGGGTACGCCGCAGTCTTCAACTCACCTAGCGAACCACTTCCTTTTATTGAAAGAATAGCTCCCGGAGCATTCAAGCGTTCACTAAAAGCCCGCAACGATATAAAGCTTCTATGGAATCACGACACCGGGGCCGTTCTAGGTTCTACTCGGGCGGGAACTCTAAAGCTAGAAGAAGATAACTACGGCCTACGCGTTACCG